GAAACTGTGTTGCTGTGGAGTTATAACTTGAAACCTGAGTTTAACCTGTTGAATGACTTTCAAATACGTCAATGGCTACGAGACTACATGGTGGCCAACTGCAAAATGATCATTGGCGAAGCACGTGAGAAATTTGGTACCATTGCTGGACCACAAGGCGGCAGTTCTCTAAATGGCACTGCAATGAAAACCGAAGCCCAGGCTCAAATGGATGCCCAAATTGAAGCACTCAAAAACTACGTGGACGGTAGTCAGCCCATAACCTGGGTCATAGGTTAACAATCATAGACTAGTACCAAAATACATGCTATAATGTCAGCATGAGCTCATTGATGATCGACATAGAAGGCCTGGCCACTGGTCCAGATGCCACCATTTTAACCATAGCAGCCCAGAGCTTTGATCCGTTTGGCACCGGTTATTATGATCGTTGCTACTATGCCAGAATCACCTTGGAAAGCCAGGAGAACCGAGCCATTGAACAAGGCACCCTGGATTGGTGGAGCACGCAGAAAGAAGCACAGGCCGAAGCCTTCATGGAAGAAGGCCGTGTAGATCTTGATCAAGCCTTGGACAGTCTGTACAAGTTGGCCTGGCAACACAAGTTTATCTGGGCCAACGGGCCCACCTATGATATGAACATCCTGGAACATGCCTACAAGAGCTACGGCAAAGCCTTGCCCTGGCAGTTTTACAATGTGCGTGATGCCAGAACCATCTATAGTCTATGGCCCGAGTTGCCCCGACCTGCCACCAGTCATCATGCTTTGGAAGACTGTCGTCGACAGATCGAAATGTTGCAGGCCACACTCAAACACTTGAACGTAAAGGAAATAAGATGATCATTGGAGTATGCGGACTCATAGGCGCCGGCAAAGATACCACGGCAGATTACCTGGTAAACATACACCAGTTCCGCAGGGAAAGTTTTGCCAACACTCTAAAGGATGCAGTCAGCTCAGTTTTTGGCTGGGATCGTGAACTGTTGGAAGGGCGGACCCGCCACAGCAGAGAGTGGCGAGAGCAAGTGGACCCATGGTGGGCCCAACGCTTGGGCATGCCCGAGCTGACACCACGATGGGTGCTACAATACTGGGGAACCGAAGTTGTGCGAAAAGGCTTCCATGATGATACCTGGATTGCCAGTCTGGAAAACAAATTGCGCAAAACCACCGATGATGTGGTTATCAGTGACTGTAGATTCCCCAACGAAATAGGCGCTATCAAAAAATCTGGCGGTATAGTAATACGGGTACATCGTGGTCCGGATCCTGACTGGTATCAGCTGGCAGAAACAGTTAATTCAGGCCCACACAACATGACCTGGACCACCGCAAAGATAGCTTTAGAAAAATACAGCATACATGCCAGCGAAACTGCCTGGATAGGCACTAGATTTGATGCTGTAATAGACAACAATGGCACCATGGATCATCTCTATCGACAAATCAATGATCTGGTTCAAGGTCTCCCGGTTTCCAGGTAAGGTCTGATTTTCTAATTTCAATGGCGCAGTTTTGACACACCGTTTTTAGATTCCTTAGATTACTGTTGTTGAGATTACCGTCCACGTGAAATACCATGAGTTGCATGGCATACTTGGCACGGAATCCACAGCGATCACAGATGTTTTTTTTCTTGTAGCCGGTGCTTTTCCATCTAGGCTCTGGTGTTCGACTTTTGCGACCTTTTTTGATGCAAGCATCACAACGGCTGCGATAGTGTGTGACACCCACACGTGTGTAATTTACAGCACACAATCGTTGATTACAAGCGGTACAATTGGGTCGATCCATGCTGTATTTACATCAAAACCTTTGCCAAAGGGACAAGATACGACATTCTTTTTGCCATATACGATAAATATCTTTAATTAATAAAAAAGGAATTAGTTATGGCCTTATTATCCCCAGGTGTACAAGTCAGTGTAATTGACCAAAGCAATTACACACCCGCTGCTGCCAGCTCCACGCCATTTATTTTATTGGTAACCGCAGAGAACAAGATCTCCGGTGCAGGAACTGGAATAGCCCCAGGAACTCTGGCTGCCAATGCTGGCAAGCTGTATTTGATGACCAGCCAACGAGATTTGCTCAGCACGTTTGGTGTGCCTTTCTTTTACAACACCACGGCCGGAACTCCTATCAACGGATACGAGCTCAACGAATATGGATTATTGGCAGCTTACTCGGCTCTGGGCGTTACTAACATAGCCTATGTCATGCGTGCCGACATAGATTTGGCGGCATTGACAGCCACACTAAATCGTCCGGTAGGAGCTCCTGCCAACGGTACTTACTGGTTTGATACCACCAACAGTGTGTTTGGTATCAACGAATGGAATCAAAGCACTGCTACATTTACCGACAAGACACCCAGCGTGATCACCGACGATGTGTATCTGACTCCTCTGAGCACAGTGCCACTGCCCAGTTATGGAACCATTGGAGACTATGCGGTGGTGGCCACAAACATCTACAATCCCTTGTACTACAAGCGCGGCGGTCCTACTTCACTTCAAGCACCTGGTTGGTTACAAGATGGTGCCAGTGCCGGTGATCTTTACAATACCTGGGTGCTTGTAGGCAGCGATGAATGGAAAACAGCCTGGCCCACGGTACAAGGTACCTTGGCTCCGGCAACTTTGACACCGGGCAACAGTTTTGCCATCAACGATGTCACCATCACTGTGCAGGCCTCGCCTAACAATGAATTGGCCGATGTGGTTTTTGATATCAACTCAGCTTTGAATTCCAGTGGTGTGTATGCTGCTAGTATTGGAGGCAAACTGTCTTTGTATGCCGACAGCTCGGCCACCAACGACGGTAGCACAGAAGGCACAGGCGTCATTGCTATCAACAATGTCAGTGGTACACCATTGGCAACATTGGGTATCACCAGCAATCAATATGCAGCTCCTGCTTATTTTACCGGTGCCAATTATCAAGCGCCAAGATGGCGCACCACAGACACACAGCCCGAACCCACTGGCAGTGTGTTCCAACAAACAAATGCTGTGAATCAAGGCATGTTTATTTCAGTCAAACGCTATGATTCCACTCTGGGCACATTTGTACTACAGGCCTGCCCGGTCTACAACCTAGATCTTGATGCCAACAATGCACTAGATCCAGTGGGTGGCGGGTCAGCCATTCCAGCTGGTACTACCTATGCACAGATTGATCCTTACAAAAACGAAACCGGTGGTTTCCAAATCATGGAACGCCTGGCCCCAGGGCCCACAGTGGCCACAGGCACCGTAGTTGATCCTGTGTTTGTCAACGGATCAACCTTTCAATTATCTGCTTCGCAACCAGAGCAATCTGTGGCTCCAGTATATGTTACAGCTATTTTAGATGGCACTGATTCTGCGGCTTTTGTGGCGGCAGTCAGTGCGGCCAATGTGCCAAATGTCAGCGCCGAAGTCAATAGCGCCGGACAAATAGTGTTTACCCATGCCACAGGTGGAGTGATTTTCATTGTAGACGGAGCTAACACTCCAATAGCCGATGCAGGATTCACCACAGCAGTGCCACAGGTGCGCAATCAATTTGTCACAGGACCCGGTATAGTAATCAGTAATTGGGTAACTGCACCTACGTTTACCTACACTGCTTCGTCCAGCCAACCCAACATTGATCCAGCCAATGGTACCTACTGGTACTACAGTGATGCCACCACGGTGGATATCATGATACAAAACAATGGAATCTGGAACGGCTATCAAAATGTTACCAACGATGTGCGTGGTTTCAACTTGAGTCTGACTAATGCAAGTGGTCCTATATTCAGCGCAACAGCACCTACCACGCAGACCGATGACGCCGAAAGCCCATTGGTTTACGGTGATCTATGGATCAATACTGCAGATCTAGAAAACTATCCAGTGATCAGTCGCTGGGAAAGTGTGGATGGAGAAGATCAGTGGGTCACGATCAACAATGCCGATCAGACCACGATCAATGGCGTACTATTTGCAGATGCACGTTGGGCACCCAACGGCACAACCAATCCTATCACAGATCCGATTCCACCCATAGCTTCCGGCAGCACACCTTTGATCACCAGTGACTATGTGGATCTTGATGCTCCAGATCCTGAGCTGTATCCAGAAGGAATCTTGTTGTTCAATACTCGTAGATCAGGATTCAACGTCAAGTCATTTGCAGTCAACTATTTCAATTCACAGGACTATCCATCGCCACTGGTATTACCAAGCCAGACTAATACCTGGGTCACTGCCAGTGGTCTACGGGCAGATGGTAGCCCCAACATGGGTCGCCAGGCTCAACGGCACCTGATTGTACAAGCTCTGCGAGTGGCCATTGACACCAGCACACAGTTACGTGAACAACAGGCACAGTACAATCTCATAGTATGTACTCAGTACCCAGAATTGGCACCCAATATGGAAGTGCTCAACAACGATCGTGGACAAACTTCATTCAGCATAGTTGACACACCACTACGACTCACACCCGACGAAATCGTGACCTGGGCTACCAACAACAATGGACTAGGTCTTGACACCGGCGATGGTAACTTGTCTGCCGGCGATGCCTACTCGGCTGCGTTCTACCCAAGTTGCACCACCACTGATCTCAACGGCAATGTTGTGGTTACTGCACCAAGTCACATGATGTTGCGTACCATCATACGCAGCGACTCAGTAGCCTATCCATGGTTTGCTCCTGCTGGTCTACGCCGCGGTGTGGTAGACAATGGTCTACAGATTGGATATCTTGACGCAGTATCAGGCGAGTTCCAACCGCTAGGCGTAAATCAAGGACTGCGTGATGTGTTGTACACCAACAATGTCAACCCAGTTACATTCATACCTGGCACAGGTATTGTAAACTTTGGTAATCATACCTTGCAAGGCAATGCCACAGCACTGGATCGTATTAACGTGGCACGCTTGGTAGCTTACATACGTGGACGTCTGGAGATCATTGGTAATCAATACCTGTTTGAGCCCAACGATACCATTACCAGGGCTGCCATTACCAATCAGATAACAGCACTCATGATTGACTTGGTCAACAAACGTGGCTTGTACGATTACTTGGTTGTTTGTGATTTGACCAACAACACTCCGTCGACCATTGATCGTAACGAATTGTATGTGGACATAGCCATTGAGCCAGTCAAGGCCGTGGAGTTTATCTACATTCCAATGCGTATTCAGAACACAGGAACTATAGCGGCACAGGCATCGGCGTAATTGATACTGGGCAAATTAAGTCAAAATTTGCCCAGATACTACGCCATAAATAAACGTATATTAGGAGAACAAACAAATGGCAACAGCCTCATTAACAAAACTAACAGTACCCTTAGCCAGCGATCAAAGCAGCTCGGCACAAGGTTTGCTGATGCCAAAACTCAAGTTTCGCTTTCGCGTGACTTTTTTAGGACTAGGAGTAACACAACCTACTACAGAATTGACCAAACAGGTCATAAGTTTTAGTCGCCCACAGGTCACATTTGACAACATTGATCTTCCTATCTACAACAGTACAATCCGTTTGGCTGGCAAGCATTCATGGACTGACTGCACTTGCGAAGTGCGTGATGATGCTGGCGGCAATGTTAGTCGTTTGGTTGGCGAACAACTGCAAAAGCAATTGGACTTCCTTGAACAAAGTTCTGCCGCTTCGGGCATTGACTACAAGTTTACCACGGTGTTTGAAGTGCTCGACGGCGGCAACGGTGTTAACACACCCATAGCTCTTGAAACCTGGACCATACTAGGTTGCTATCTACAAGGTGTCAACTACAACGATGCCAACTATGGCACTGGAACAGAGCCCATGACAGTGAGCATGACCATCCGCTATGACAATGCTCTACAAACCACCACCGGCGCTGATGTAGGTGTTGGCGCATTTGTAGAAATGGGCCGTAATAACGTAGCCACAGGTTAACAGTCTATGGCGTTTGGCCAAGACTCTCTCCAACCGTTTCCGCCTGATCAAGGGCTGAGAGACTACACACATGCCGCCAAGACCTTTAGATCTGGCGGCTATGACCTTGCTCCTCGCAACAAGTTTTTATTTTATGTCTATTTCAATTTAAACACCAACATACCGGCAGTGGCCAATTTGCTGTCGGGCGGTAAGAGCAGCACCATTGGTCTCACAGTCAAAACAGCACAGTTGCCGGGCTACACCATTGATGTGGCCACCATGAATCAGTATAACCGCAAACGCTTGGTACAAACCAAGATCAACTACAATCCTGCTACCATAGTGTTCAACGACGATCACAGCGATCTGGTGCGCAACATGTGGTATCAGTATTATCAATACTACTACAGTGATCCGGTTTACAAATATGGCAACACTCCCAACCAGTCTGGGGTATTGGGAGAAATCAGCACAGCTCTCAGCGGATTCAGTTATGGCAGCAACGATACCTATGCTGCCAGTCGTCCTGTACAGAAATGGGGTCTCAGTGGTCAAGGCTACAACAATCCCAGCCTGCAAAGTCTG